GGGTAGAGTGAAGCGTGTCTTAGTTATATGCCCCTTGTCTATTATGAAGTCTGCTTGGCAACAGGACTTGTTTAAGTTTGCCATGCACCGGAGTTGTTCAGTTGCACACGGTGTTTCAGCCAGACGTAGAAAGATAATCGATGCTGGTTCTGAGTTTGTCATTATAAACTTCGATGGTATTGCCGTAGTTAAAGACACAATAATGAGCGGTGGGTTTGACTTGATTGTGGTAGACGAAGCTAATGCCTACAAGAACTCTCAGACAACTCGGTGGAAAACCTTCAAGACTGTGGCTGCTTCAGCAGAGAGACTGTGGATGCTTACGGGAACCCCGGCAGCGCAGTCACCTCTAGATGCCTATGGACTGGCTAAATTAGTTAGCCCTCACAGAGTGCCAAAGTTTTTTACCCCCTACCGAGATACGGTTATGCACAAGGTAGGGCAATACATTTGGCGGCCTAAACCGGGCGCCGATAAAATAGTACATCACGCATTGCAACCTGCCATTCGGTTTGAAAAAGACCAATGCCTAGATTTGCCTGATGTAATTTCTGTGGACAGGGAAGCCCCACTTACTGCTCAACAATCTAAGTACTACAAATTACTTAAGAAACAAATGGTTATGGAAGCAGCGGGTGAACAAATTACATCGGTCAATGCAGCGACCAACCTTAACAAGTTGCTCCAAATTTCAGGAGGTGCGGTCTACTCGGACACAGGGGAAGCCGTACAGTTTGACGTGAGCAATCGCCTTAACGTAGTGCTTGAAGTAATAAACGAAGCCGCCCATAAAGTTTTAGTCTTCGTACCCTTTACCCACACTATAAATTTACTCAAGGATTTTCTGGACCTTAACAAAGTACCCTCGGAGATAATCTCAGGTAAGGTTTCTTTAAATAACCGCACTCGTATATTTGATGACTTCCAGAATAAACCTGAACCCCAAGTGCTAATCATACAGCCACAAGCAGCGTCCCATGGCCTAACTCTTACAGCTGCGGATACCATAGTCTGGTATTCCCCAGTCACCAGTGTGGAGACTTACCTACAGGCTAACGCTCGCATCAACAGACCCGGTCAAAAGCACAGTATGACTATTGTGCATATAAAAGGTAGCGAAGTAGAAGACCGTATTTACACAATGCTTAAGACCAATGTTTTAAACCACAATAAAATTGTTGATCTTTATCGTCAAGAAGTTGAATAAACTATTTGACATTGTCCATACCAATGCTAAACTGCTTGCCCCCCAAATAAAAAAGGAAGGGCAATGGACGACAACACCGCAGCAAAAATGGTTGATGCATATATAAACATACGCTCAGTCATACAAGAAAAAGATGAAGCCATAAAAAAACTTAAAGAGCAGCAGGCTGCTATCGTAGATAAAATGCTGGAGATGTGCGCTAAGGAAGGCATAGACAGTATTAGAACTCCTTACGGTACTTTATCTAGGAGAGTCTACTCTTCTTTCTGGACCAGTGATTGGGAGGAAATGTACAAGTTTATCAATGAGAACAATGCGTATCACTTGCTTGAGAAACGCATTCACTCTGGAAACATGAAAGAGTTCCTTGAAGAAAACCCAGACTCTTTACCTATAGGGCTTCAGTCTGACCGTAAGTACACTGTTTCAGTGCGTAAGCCAACAACCAAATGATTAGACTCCGCACTACTTCTGAAGGATTGTTTATCCCTCTAAGTACCCAAGGAGAATCTTTATCTTCAATACATGTGGTGATAACAGATGAGGGTGAGCTGTCTCGTAATTACTACGGCCCTAAAGGAACGCTACTCTGCTGGTCTTCAGGTGCTGATATTCCTGATAAGAGCGTAGCTCCCACCAACAAGCAATCAACTAGATGTGTAGATTGCGTACAGAACATTAAAGGGCCTACAGGACACAGAACTAAGTCATGTAAGTTTTTTACTCTTATAGCCTTAGTGCTAGATGAATGTAAAACAATGTGTAGTTTACGGATTAATGGTGGAAGTTTATTTGGTAAGTCTGAAAGTGCAATGGCTCTTTATGGATACCGAGATTACTTACAGCGTAATGGTGAAAAATTACACACTGTTTTAACAGAAATATATTTTAAAAAGACCAATGGGTTTAACAAAATGTATTTCAAACCGGTTCGACCTCTTACAGGGGAAGAAGTGGATGCAACAACACAGTTGATTCAAGCTGATGAAACAAACAACAACCTTTTTAAAAACCTAGAAGAGAGCTTAAGTATGAAAAACCAAACCTATTTGCTTAAAGATGTAAAAGCTAGATACCCACGTATTAACCAACCATATTGTTTTGATGACAAAGCAGGCGAGAATGGTAAAACTGTACCTTGCGATGCTATGGAAGATGGTGCTAAGTATGAAATGGAGTTTGTACTTACTGAAGCCCAAGCCAAGAAATTATACACCTCTATGGCAGAAGCTTACAAAGCAGCTAAAACTGAGTCTTGGCCTGCCAAACTTACCATGCCTTTTAAACAGCAAGAGGACGGTTCTTTCATAGGGAAAACAAACCTTAAGGCTGCATACAAGGGACAGCTTACAGGCGTCCCTGCTCAGTTTGATGCTGATAACAAGCCTTTAGAAAAAGACTTCCAGCTTACCACCGGTAGTACTATTAACTTAGCTCTTGAGTTAGTTCCCTACAAGATGGCTGCCTGTGGTGTGTCCCTACGCTTACGTGGCGTACAGGTTATTGACTATGCACCCCTGCAATCAGTCTCTCCATTTGAAGCACAAGAAGGATTTACTGGTGTGTCTGAGGAGAATACTGAAGATGCTGAGGATATGTTTGGTGTGGTTGAGGAAGAAGTTGTTGCAGAAATAAAGGAACCTGTAAAGCGCAAGAGCAAAAAAACTGAAGCAGCGCCTGTATTAGAAGCTGATGCTTTTTCAGACGCTATAGCTGAATGGGGAAGTGAGGGTGCCTAATGAGTTATGGATATAGTTTACGGATTAAGCACTTAAACGAACGTGCCAGAATAGGCCAGACGGGTTGGAGTACCGACTGGCAGGGTTTAGAGGTACAGGGAATAAGGCTCGGCGCGGTATGCATTAAATATGACATACCCGTCGCGGAGGTTGCTAAGCGGCTTAATGTTAGCCGCCAGTCGGTGTACAACTGGTTCATAGGCCACTCGATCCCTAAAGCTGCCGCAGCTCTAAAAATAAAAAAACTAATCCCCAACTTGAGGCGGTGACTTTATGGAAAATACAGACCTCATAGCCCTAGTTCGCCCTGCGGGTGGGTGGTATGGCTTTCTTGCGGTCAAAGACAAAACTACAACGCGACAGTGCATGGTGCAAACCAGAGAAGAACTGGACGCAGAAATAGAAAAGTATGTGGCCGATAGATGGTGCGTATTTTTTGCTTTGGCTAAATTCAAAACAGGTGTAAGTCGTACACAAGATAACGCAGAGTCACTCCAGTCTTTTTGGTTAGACATAGACTGTGGGCCTGACAAGGCTGTTGCGGACAGTAAAACTGGTAGGCCCGGTGGGTATGAAACGCAAGCAGATGGCTTTACCGCCCTTCGCAAGTTCTGCAACGATGTAAAATTACCTCAGCCGTTAATCGTTAATTCAGGTAATGGACTACATGCTTACTGGCCTCTTACTGAGGAGGTAGCTAAGGAGGAATGGGAACCAGTAGCTAAGACCTTTAGGCAACTGTGCATAGAGCATGACTTTTACGTAGACACTAAGGTTTTTGAGTCATCTAGGGTGCTTCGTCCTTTAGACTCTTTTAACTTTAAAGGTGATGCTTCAGGCAGTCCATCCAAGCCAGTTAAGCTTCTTAACATTGTGGACCCAGTACCCTTCGAAAAGATAAGAGACTTACTAGGAGTAGTCGAAGGAACAGTGACTAAGCCTAAACGATCTATGTCTGCACTAGAGCAAACCTTATTGGGCACAGTAAACACTGACTCTAGCTTTGATCAGATAATGCAGCTGACCAAGAATAAAAAAGGGTGTGCTCAAATTGGTTCTTGTTATGTAGATAGAACTACTTTAGCTGAGCCTCGTTGGTTTGATGTGCTATCAGTGGCTAAGTTCTGTTCTGATAGGGACACAGCCATACATGCAATTTCTAAGGATCACCCTGACTACACCTTTGAGGCAACTGAAAGAAAAGTTGTAGGCATAGGTGGGCCACACAGTTGTGCGGAGTTTGAGATAAACAACCCCGGTGGCTGTGAGGGTTGCCTGCACAAAGATAAAAGACTTTCCAAGCCTAACTATGGACCCATAGCATTAGGTCGAGTAGTGGCTAGGTCTACAAACTCTACGGTGGTTGTCGAGGTAGAGGGGGAATTACCTGAAGAGCATCCCATGCCTTCGTTACCAGAGAAGTATTTCCGATCTGATACTGGGGCCATCTATAAAGAAGCAGAAGAAGGTGCAGTTGAAGAAGAGGCTCTCTTACCTAAGTTGGTTTACGAGAACAACCTTTACGTAGTTAAGCTGATGGATGACCCCCAATCAGGTTTTGTTGCAGTGATTAAGCACCACTTACCGAAAGATGGTGTGAAGGAATTTGTTATATCTAACGTGCGGCTTACTGACCGTGCCGAGTTACGTAGAGAGCTATCTAAGTACGGTGTGATCGCTAATGAAGGGCGGCATAAGTACATAACTGAATACATACTTGCTGCTGTCAAAGAGAAGCAAAATGAAAAGAAGGCCGATATTATGAGGATGCAGTTTGGGTGGGCAGATAAGGACAGCAAGTTTATTGTGGGGGACCGAGAGATAACTGCTACTGGTGTTTATCATAGCCCCCCATCCAACTCTATAGCGAACATGGTGCCTTTCTTTCAGCCCCAAGGTACTTTAGAGAACTGGAAAAAAGCTTTTAAGCTATACGGCAGACGGGGGTTAGAGCTTCAAGCATTCGGCGCGTTGTCTGGGTTTGGCGCACCACTATTAAAGTTTACTGGGCAAAAGGGTGCGGTCATAAACTTCATTCACTCTGACTCAGGCACAGGTAAGACAACTATTCTGCGTATGGCTAACAGTGTTTTTGGTGATCCAGAGATGTTGCTAGGTACTCCTGACGATACAGATGTAGGTAAGATATTGAAGGTGGGTTTCCTAAACAACATCGTGAACACTATGGATGAGATTACGAACATGACCCCACTCGTAGCTTCCAAAACTTTGTACGCATACTCACAAGGACGTGGGAAAGATAAGGCTAAGGCAAACGCTAACGAGCTGAGGGAGAACAACATTACGTGGCGTACCATATCTATCTCCAGCTCTAACGCATCGTTCTATGAAAAGCTAGGGCAGCTTAAGAACAACCCTGATGGTGAGATGATGCGCTTGTTGGAGTTTAAAATACCTCATACAGACTCTCCTGTTATATCTACTCAGGAAGGGAAAGACCTTCTAGACCACACGTTAAACGCTAACTTTGGTAAGGCAGGTGAGGAATACATGCAGTACATCATTGCCAACTTAGAAGAAGTGAAGAGGACAATTCTTAAGGTGCAGGCTAAGTTTGATACAGAACTTCGGCTAACGCAGCGGGAGCGTAATTGGTCGGCAGTATTGGCTGTCAACATTGCAGGGGGCTACATAGCAGAAAAGCTGGGCTTACTAGAGGGCTGGGACATAGGTAGAATTTATAGAGCTGTTTCAGCACAAGTAGTAGAGATGCGTCAGGATACGTTGGCCCCAGTTAGCAATGCCAGTTCTATTGTGGGGGACTTCATTAACAGGCACCACCAAAACATGCTTATTATAGACGGGGCTTCAGACGGACGTAGTAAAAAAGTGTTCTCTATACTTGAGCCTAAAGGTGACTTGTTCTTACGCTATGAGCCAGACACTAAGAAACTTTTCATTGCCGTTAATGCGTTTAAGAATGACTGTGTAGATGTGCAGGTTAACTATAAGGATACTTTGAACCAGCTAAAAGCTAGCGGGACATTACTAGAAGTTAGAAATTGCAGGCTATCAACTGGGTCAAACATCCCGGGCTTGGCAGTCAGGTCTATAATACTGGACGCTTCCCACCAAGATTTTATGGACATGGGTGTTGTGGTTGAATCAACAAAACCAGACATGGACAACGTAGTTGAAGTAGTTGCGATGGACCCTGAAAATGGAAGTAGAGAAAGTTAGATACGGGGTTAACTGGAAACAGTTTAAGGTGGGGTATTCATTTTTTATACCCTGCCTAGATTCTAAGAAATCGTGGTTAGAGATTGCCCCTGTCCTCAAAAGACTTAAATACAAAACTGTGCATAAGGTGGTCATAGAGGACGGAGTGCGGGGCATCCGAGTATGGCGGATGTAACTTACTCGAAGAACTCATCTGTCTTATAGCGCAACCCCTTTGTAAAAGAAATACCAGCCACGCTGTTTTCATCAGCAGCTAAATTAGCCTTGTACGAACGCTCTAAAGTGTTTCTATCCATCAGAGTAGGGTACTGACGTATAAAGTTATTTGCCTCAGTTTGTGCTTCTAACTTTCTTTTAGTATCCCCAACTTTTCTAGCCCCTGTGTACTTGTTTAATATTTTTTGTTTCCTAGCCAACACTTTGTTTTCGTAGTTTTTAGCCGCAGACCGTTGTCGGTATGTGTTAGACAAATCTGCTGGAGCAAAGCCAATAGCTTGAACCATTAAGTTCCAAGCGTTTATGTCTGTGTCTATAGGGTCTCCGTCTCTATTGAGAGCGCCTTCTTGCATGAACCTATAGGACTTTATGCCATTGCGTATAAACGTAGGTGAAACACCTTCAGCAAACCTACCGTATCTACCTTCCATAAGGTCTTGACTTACGGCCCGTTCTGCACCCACAAAATAAGAAAACATGGGGCCACCAAGAGTAAACATTGCTGTACGTACATACCCATAATCCTCAATGCTCTTAGGGTCATCTCTCCAAAGTATGTCGTTAGCCAAAGCTGCCCTCGCACTTACGTTTACATTTAAGACTGAACCCAACATCCCGTTGTAAAGAAAGTCATCCATCGAGTTTTCCATTTCAACC